CATATCCCAAGCCCAATTCTCCATCTGCATTTGAAGTATCTTCAATTTACCTACATGTGTATGTCTCACTTGTGGTTTTCTTCTTGCTTTAAATTCGTCCGCAGACATTGGTGTTATATTAAATGTATCCCAAATTTGTTTTAATGGAACATGCCTCTTCATTTCGCCAGAAACATATTATTCATTGTTTTGGCTACTTCCATCATATTTTTAGTATTGATGAAAGCTGCATCCTTACCATACATCTTATTAAAAGTTGTTCTATCCGAATCACTATGGTAATTACCTTCACTAATGAAATAACTTAATACTTTGATTCCATTATTACGAATCACTTTTAGCATTTTATTACAATGTCTAATCGCATCCCCACCAGAATAATGTACATCATCATTACCAAACCAAGGTGCCCCATCTGAATAATTGATGAAGTAATTATCATCACTATTCGAAAGACTTAAGAAATGTTTCATCATAGCTTCATAACAAAGTGACTCAGGAGTTGTTCCACAAACCCTAAGTGATGGCCACAATTTCTTTATTTTACTTATCTTATCTTTATTAGAATCATAACCAATCAACAAAACAGGATGTCTATCATCTGTATATCTGAAACTAACAACAACTCTAATATTTCCAGCCATTTCAGCAGCCTTTACAATAGCTACCGTAGAAGTGATAGCATCAGTCCACTTCTGACCACTCATTGAACCAGACCCATCAATACTAATATGAAGATTAGCTTTATTATATCTTTCCGTAAAAGTCTGTGAAAATACTCTTTCATTATCAAAACCCAACTCAGAGATAAGTCTTTTATCAATCCTTCCTGTATCCTGCCGAGTGAAAATCAAATCTCTTTCTTCCCCACGAACTTTAAGTTTTTTACCCAAAACAGTTCCTAATCGAAGACCTTCATAAATAGGTTTTCCATATCTACTCTCAGAAATACTCTCTTTATTGTACATCCAAGGTTTCTGACAAAAATCAAAAGCATTTGAATCAATCATATCTTGAGTATAATTAGGAATAACAACACATTTTGTTGTACCTAATGAACCCTTATCACCAACTTCAACTAACTCAGCACCACTCTTTGCCATCGAATTAACCATCTGAGCATCTTTTTTAGTAAGTTTACTTTTTGGTGCTTTTCCATCCAATAAATCTTTCATTTTTTCAATAGCCTTATGAAGTGATTTTTTCTGAGCTTCATTAAGTTCTTCATATTCAATGGTTTCATCAGAAGAGTTTCCATCATCAGGAACCATTTCAGCATCACCAGTATCAACCTCAGTACCATCACCACTACCTTTAGGAGAACCATCACCTTCTGGACTTTCTGACTCTTCTGAACCATCTTCTGGTAAACCGTTAGAATTTCCTTCACCTTTAGGAATCATTGGAAAAACCAAACTACATATATCAAGAGCAAGATTAACAACATCTTGTTTACCATCTAATCTCGATATATTTCTCAAATCAATCATATTGTAGATTTCACGAAGTTTTGGTAGTGCATCTAAATCTGATTCCTTTACCATAAAACCTAAGATACGAAATTCATAACTTTCGATATCCAACTCACGAAACTCACCTGATTTCAACCCTTTTTTAATCGCATTATTTTGAAAATACTTTTTATAAAGACTATGGTAGTAACCTTTATATCCAGGAGAAGATTTAAATACCTTAGTATCAATTCTTCTATCTTCAACAAAATTAATCATATTTTTGAAAAATGATGCTTCTTCATAACTCCAACTATCAGGAACTCCTCTGATTGCATCCTTCAAAACCTCAAAATCACTAAAAGCAATATGACTACCTTCATGAAGTGCAAGACCAACAATGTGGTCGAAACTCTTCTCATTCACATTACCTGAAATAGTAACATTTTTCCCATCTGTATAAGAATCTCCACGAGTTGTATAGTTGACAGGAATATTCTTACCACTTACGATACGAACAAAATTAGCGATAGCCCTTTGATTTGAAGCCATCTGAATATAATTCTTCTTTGGTTTTTCCTTTTCAATACCTAACAATTCATCAATGTCAGTATCTTTTTTATCAAACCAAAAAGAAGAATATGGGGAGTAATTTTTCATTTGATTGTTTTTCCTCTTTTTTTCATATATGAAGATACAAAAGAAATGCAATACGAGTCAAGCTTTATTTTCACTTTTTTATGCATTTATTATATCTTTCAACTACTTCTGATGGTATTTTACCATTTGGATATCCCTTACCACAGGTTATCATTCTTACATAAGCATCTAAAGATATGTTATTTGCATATTTATAAGGATAAGGAGTGGGAGTTGAGTTAAACACATCGTGCCATTCAGAGGGTAAATCAAATATATCCATTTGCCTTTCCATCGTTTTTCCTCTTTTTTTCATATATGAAGATACAAAAGAAATGCAATACGAGTCAAGCTTTATTTTCACTTTTTTAACATATCTTTAATAAATGTTCGTTTTGGTATATATACTTGACTATAAAACCTATACAACTCATTACACATTTTCATTTCATCATTATTTAATCTTGATGGGTGTGGCATATCATCATTTAAATCCATCTCTAACTTATTAACATATTTAAAATCATCTTTCCATTCCATATCATCTTTACGATTTGGTATTTGGAATTTCCCTTTATTCTTACGAATCTTATTTTCCTCCGCCCAATGAATCATAGTGTGTTGTAAATGTCTTAATTTTTTTAAATATTTATTCATATGCTCTATATTCCGATCTTAAGATACTTACATACTTCATTAACCTACCACATTTCTTACAACACACAATTTCAATAGATTCTGTTCCTGAAGATTGTGATAGACTCTTCTCACAATACGCTTCCATCAATTCCCAATCTTCTGGATTCTTCTTATTTAAAATATCCCTATCACGAGACTGATTACAACACTTTGTCATCTGTGCCCCCGCTTTCTTCCCTGTATGCTTCTCCTTAAAGTATGCTCTATCCATCTTCATATGTTACCTATCCTTTCTATATCTTTCTCTATTTTCCATTGGAATTCTATTCCAATACAATCCTTTATAATACCAATCGTTGTTACATTCTGGATGAACCTTACCATCACACATACATATTAATGCTACAGCGTTGGTATCCGGCGCTGATACTTCCGCTGTGTTATCGCAGTTATCACAACTCCACAGTATATTTCCATTAGGTAGTTTTGGATAGAATATTATCATTTATTCTATTTAAATATCTAATGTCATTCTCTATTAATGGTATACCTTTTACTATCTTAACTGCTAATCTCTCACATTCCATTCGTACACCAGCATCATATGAGTTTCTACCCAACTTATAAATCTCTTCCCATGTCCATTTAATCTTCTTCATCTTTAATCCAAATATTTCTCTGAAATGTTTCCGACCATTCTGAATGTCCGCAACAATCTTTTGTCTTAAATTGTTGTATCCAAAACTCCAACTCAGATTCGGTTGGAACTTTAATCAAATGAAATATAGTATTTACTTGGTCTTGTGTTTCCATCCGTTTCCGTAAATACTTGGCTAACTCTTTGTTGTGTACCACTTACAGCCTAGGCTCATTAGCAATCCGCCTATTCTTCATATCATTATGAACAGCATCTACATAATCTTTTGCTTCTTTCAACCCAACCTTTTCATCAAAATGTGTTGTCATCACTTCTCTATAATATTTAATGGCATTTATTTTTTGAACATCTGGTTCAGATAAAAACTCTTCTACTGTTTCATGTACCTCTAATAAATCTAAATCTTTAATTTCACCATTTTTAACTTTATTTCTAATCTTCCATATTTTATTTGCCCTTTTCATAATATCAATCATCAATTTTCTTTCGCTATCCACATCCAGAGCTTTCCTACCAGTATGTATCTCTCTTACTTCATCTATCATCTCCTCAACATTTACATATTGATTACTAAATAAATGAGAATCTGTAGGATTATCCCTCTCTGTTTCTACACACAAATCACGCAATCTACCCAATCGTAACAATATAGATTCTCTATCAGGAACTAAAACATCCATAAAAATCCTAAATACAAATATATTTTTGAGCGGATGGTCGGAATCGGACCGACATCACCAGCTTGGAAGGCTGGGGTAATACCATTATACAACACCCGCATATTTAAAAGTCTCCCGGAGCTACCTGAAATACCGTAAGTCCCAGATTTCTCCACATATCAACCACTTTCTGTCTATCATCTACCACTAAAAATACATCATCAATATCTGCATGAGTATCCAACATATCTCTTTTCAATATTTCATCAGGAATAAAGTTCATTGTTTTATGTGGTCTCATCACCAACTTATGAAATGGTACTTTATTATGAGTTAACCAAGACTTAGTAGTAAACATAGTTTTATCTGAACGACCTGAAAATATAAAGATATTAAAACCATCTTCCGCAAACATCTGTGCCATTTTAATCACAGGCTCATTTGGTTCATCCAAATGTATGTTAGACGGATCGTGTAATATCTTAAAATCAATCTTACCATTAAATTTACGAGACAACTCACGTCTTTTATCTATGATGGCAAGTGTACCATCCAAATCGAATATAACTGTATTTTTCATTATTAACTCATTTTCATAAACTTAACAACAAAACACCATACAAGTCAAGATCTTTTTGAAATCACTTCCAACTTTTTTTATTTTTCTTTACTATATACGAATAACCCCATTCACCGTACTTATCCTTTTTATAAACCGCTCTAATATCTTCCCACTCAAAATGAAATGCACAATATTGAGTAAGTTTCTTACTATCTCGTGGAAATATAAAACTATCAATGTTATCTTTGTATTTATGTAACTCACCTTTATGATCTTTTAAAGGAAAACTCGTTACCTTTGTGGGAACACGAACTACACCACTTACAGTATCACCTTTATATGTCAAATTACTAACACATCCATGAGCCAAAACCAAAAGAATTATCAGAGCTAACAATAAATAAAAAAAAGTTAAAACATCAACTATATTATTTTTGTTCATCCACATCATCCTCTTCAGTTTTTCTTTTTTTATTTGTCCAATGACCTTTAATTAATTCTATATCACTATATGGATACCACAGCTTATCACCATCGTTGCCAGTCATAACATAATACATTTGAGCCTTATTGTTTCTTTCTTGCACAAAACCGAATGTTTCTCTTCTCACCAACCCAAGATCAGTATATTGATTTATGTATATTTTACAAGGATTTCTTCTATCACCCCGTAAAATTGATTTTTTCTTTTTCTTATTAAAAAATGCCACAATATAACCCTTTACTTATTTTAAATAAAACTTTTATTAAGAACCAATATAACTCCATACCCTATCAATCAATAAAGCAAAAAATCCAGCACCTAATACATTTCTCCACTTACCGGTATTCTCTCTAAATTGGGAATTCATTTTAGTCTCTGTCCATAATCCTTTGTGTGGATTGAATAAATTCTCTTTAATGAACTTAATGTCTTGATGAATCTTATCTCTATCCTTATCGGCTTGGTCCATTCTTTCTAATATCACATTTAAATCTTTCTTATCTTGTCCGTTCATATCAATAATAAATATAATATATTACATATACCATCATATTTTCCACCACGGAAAATACAAAACAATTAAACTTTTTTTCCAAACTGAAACATTATCATCTGTTCAAGTTGTGGTTTCTTTTCTTCAGAAGTATTATGCCATTGTAACACAAGAGATTTCATCATAGTATCAAGTTGTTCTTTTATCATTTGAATCTGTACAGATAAATAAGATATTTCATCTATCTCTTCTTCAATATCAATATCATATTTCTGAGCCATATCAATTAAACCATCCAAATCATAGCTATCAACATTATCCTTTAATTTTTGGAAATCTTTATGGTTCCCAGTCTTTTTATCAGGATGAACTTTTTGTGCTAACTTTTTATATATGACATCAACCTCTTCTTTCCTCTCCAATTTAGGTTTTTCAGATTTAGCTTTTTCTGCAGCCTGTCCTGTCATCACCGCATCTAACTTATCTCTAAAGTAATCATCAAAATTACCTCGTGCTGAATCAAAAATTGATTGTTGATATTCCAACTCTGCCTTTAAATATTTGTATTCAGCATTTAATTTTTTTTTCTCTAAATCCTTATCAATCATCAAATAATTCTTTAAATAATTCGTTAGCCTTCTTAGACTTCTCTGTAACTTCCTCTTTTACTTTTGGTTTTTGTGGTGGTGTATTCCAATCACCCCTTTTCCACATATCAAATTCAATATGAGTCGCCATACTATCAGCCTGATGTAATATATAAGCTATATTGGTTCTTAATGATCTCTCTGGTGTCCAACCTATATAATAACTTTTATTAGCTTCTTCATAAAGCCCATCTGTCAATCTTAACCCAATATACTCATTATCTGTCATTTTGATATTAAAGTGTTGTAATAACCAAATAGATCTATCAGTTACAGTCATATACTGTAAGTTAGGATTATGTTTATAGATTAACCCTTGGTTCTTACGATGCCAATCTGAATCATTTATAATATAATAATCTTCACCCAAATCACCAACCTTACCCAAATCATGATGTAGAGCAGCAAACACCAATTCTTCATGAGTAAAATTTATAGTAGCACCATTTGTCTTCCATACCCCAGCCAATTGAATAGCAAATTCTGTAACATTCAAAACATGCTCAACATAACCACCAGCATAGGCACTATGATAATGTTCTCTACCACTGGCAGGTGCTAAAGCCATTCGTTCTTCAAAATAATCATACATCTCCAACATATTTGTTAATCTCTCGCCTTCAAATGTAGTATTGATTAAATCAATAAGTTTATCCCAATTATTTTCAAGTTGTTCTGCTGTTAATTCTTTTATCATTTTATTACCTTATTATTTCAATGTTTGATGTTAAAACCACTCTCCTACTATCAGAAAAGTTCATTCCCGACCTATGTAATAACCAACCAGGAAACATAAAGACATCCCCAATCTTACATGGTATTGCTTTCCATCCTACTGCAGCTAATGAATTATACTCATTAGCTCTTATCATAAATTCAGGATCCATAAACCATATATCTCCAGAATTATTATCTTTGTTTAGGTACATGGTTAAAACTAAAGTTGTTGTCCCATGATGATGTTCAAGGGTTTCTCCACCTTTTAAATGCTCATTAGCCCAAGTTTTCTTAAAATCCCAACCAACGCCATATGATTCATTAACTTCATAAGACCACATTGATAAAACATCTTTTATTCTTGGTAGACTCCATTTAAAATAATCTGCAAATTTTGGATTAATATGTAATTGATTATCCAAGTCTACTGTACTTTTAGCTTTGCCAGTCTCTAAACCTATATTCCCATATTCAATCTGATTAAATAATATATCAACTTCATCCATCATAGGTTTTAAATCCCCATCATAATGAGATTTAAAAACTAATGGGTTGCTTAATCTTATAGGTTCAACTAGACCCAACCCTTCATTTAAATAATCTGGATATTGCATAACATTTACGGGTTGACTCATAACGATACTTCTATCCCTATTTTAGCTTTATAATAATCTTTACCTTTAAGCTTGGCAACTTCACCACTATTGTAGAGCCTAACTTTTTCTGTAAGTTTCCAAGATATTCTGAATTTATCTTCGTATTCAAAATTCTCAATATATGTTTCACCATTTTCATCAGGTGGTAGATACCCATCAAATGATATTTCAACTTCTATAACATCACTACTATATTTCTTATTCTTACTTATACCAACTGAAGCAAATGTTTCATACTCATCCAATGCATCATTAGTGGAACGAGTAGTAAATCCCCATGTAGCACCAATCCAAGTTCTACGCCAGTCCATCTTCATATACTTAATTTTCTGACTTTGTTTATCCATATACTCTGGTTTAAAATAAAGATTATTAGCATCTAACTTCAACCAAACCAAATCATCAATATAAGGTTCACCAAGTTCTCGCTCCCATTGACGATTAAAGTAATACGCAGGATGACTCACCCCAATACTAACCTCATAATCATCTGGATTTGGTTGTACATTTGGTGTTCTCACCGCAAACGAAGTGAATAACATTACTCCTGTTAATAAACTATCTAATACCATTACTTCTTTTTCCTTGTATATTTACGTTTTTTACGAGCACCAAACTCTGATGCTGGTGCCCATTTGGGCTCCCGCACTTTTTTATTATCTAAACTCTCATAACTTCCTATCCAGCTTTTAAGAGTATCCATTGCCTTCATAAAATTGTTCATTTTAATCTCTCCATTCATATCCATGTTTTGTAAATTTGATTTCATCATACTTTCTGAGAGCATTCCTATAACCATTAAAACCTATTCTAACACCCCATCCAAGGTATTCCAATATTTCTTTTTTAGTTACGAATCTCTTTCTCTCTATGAAATCCCTAATTTTCAATACGCTTTCAGTTTCACGTACCGCATCTAAGTTAAATACATTATCCCAATTATTAAACCACTTTGATATACGCTCTTCCCACATCATATTTTTAGCTAATGTAGTAGTATCGTAATCTATCTCACCATCTAACATTGTATTGAATTTATTCTTAAAATCTTTTCTATCATCATATAAGAAAGGATAAGGATCTTTTACCACACTCGTCATTTCAGGATAACATAATTTATTCGGTAACAAATAAGGAACTCCTACAGAGAATCCATCTGTGGTAGAAATACTCCAAGCAGAATAAGTCTGGAATGTTCCCACTCCAAATTTAACATTAGATAAAAAATCCATATACTCATTTCTTGTTTCACAGTTAACTTTTTTATTCCAAGGTCTATCTACTTGTGTTAATGTAGTATAGACTTTAAAATCTTGCCTTTGTTCCCAAATTTCATCAACCACTTTAACGAACCATTCCCATCCAGTATATCCAGCACCTCTATGATTGAACACTACTGTTTTATCCTCATACTTATCTCTTACATTAATTCTATCTACACCCAAATAATGTGGTTGAATAATCTCATGTAATCTATTAATAACTTTATCATTCCAATGATGAGCTGCATTTTCAATCGTTTTCTGTTTTAACCAATTACTATTTACTCCACATTCATCCATCATAAGTAGACCAGCCACACTTTCGTACAATGCTCTAGCAGGAAAATCCTTATGAACTCCAGCCCTATCACCGTATGGTGCATTTTCAGGTACCTCAAACCAATGTGAATAACCAATAAATTTAGGTTTGAGATTTGAATTATTGTATAAGCAATTAGCCATCTGAAGTGTATGTTCTGGCAAATGTGAATACACTATGTCAAAATCATTTCTCTTCCAATCAACATGTGACATAAATTGTTTTGTATCAAAATGCTGTCTCATTGTATTGATATATGTCGGTAGTGTGTACATTCTCTGTTCAACATTTGGAAAATTCAAAGACTTAACAAATTCTGGTATAAGAAGTGTGAAGTGTATATTCCATCGTTTACTCATATAAGGTAGAACATGCCGTAACACCTCCACCAAACTATCAGCCTCCAAATTATCACGATAAGTATAGTTCCCATAAAGCAATATCTTATAATCATATTGTTCATGTTCATATCTATCATCTAAATAATCATTTATATCTCTTATCATATTATCCTCTAAAAAAACTCATTCATATATTTTGAAGATTTATAGGCATCTTTTAACCTATATCTAAAATTTCTAATTTTTTTATCATTTATAAAAAGTTCCTCCGCCATATAGACAAAACCTGGAAACTTCCCCATTAATTTAATATGTTCTTCATATTGTAATGCTGCAGTTCTAAATGTGGAACACCCCCCACTCGCATAATCCTCATCTACAGTAATTACAAACTCATCACTTCGTCTAATCTTATATCCTCTCGTAAGTAATTCCAACATCAAATGGTAATCCTCACCCACCTGTACAAACTCATGATCTATATCTTCCTTTTCCAATACAGCCCCATCCAAACAATGAACTGAATTAAATGGTGTGAACTCAGTATATTCTTTACCTGATGGTGGTAATGCAGTAACATTATTACCTATCTGTGGCACTCCATCATCCATCCAAGAATTAAACAAAGAAAACATATCATTAAAGTCTTTGGTTGTCATCAATCTATTTGACTTTTCCATATTGGATTCTTTACCATAATACTTAGCATTTCTTCTTATGAATTTAACATCATCATCACACATACAAAATCTAGAGTCTTTAGCGTGTTTATAAATATATTCTCTTGTTTTAGCAATACCTATATTATTTGGAACAACCAAATATTCACAATTATAATCATACTCATCTCTCTCTTGCTCTTGTACTACTAAAATAACATTCTTTTGCATATCATTTGGTAAATTAACAAATGTTATTTGTTTATGTACTCTTTTGAAAGTTGGAATGTATATTTTCATTTATCTTTTGGGAATACTGATTCCGAAACTAATGTTTGCCATTGTTCATATCTAATGTTCCAACCTTTAGCATTCCAAATGTCTACTTTAATTTTTTGTTCTGATGGTAGTTCTTGGTCTTGTGCAACTATAATCAACTCTTTTTTATCTAACTCCACACAATATGAAGCACCTTGCCAATGAGCTGATGGTAAGTCTTTACCACCCTCTTTTTTTAACTCAAAGACTTTTTCTACCTTTAGTCCATCAAGAGCAACTATATCAGGTATACCACTTGTACAACCTGAGTATTGATTATCAAAGGTGTATCCATCAACACCCAAATATTCTCTAAGTTTAGATGAGTCTCTTAATCTTTCCATTAGTTGTTCTTCCATCTCATCTTCATCATAACGATTTGCAGTCGCTGTGGAACGAACTAATATTTTCTTACTACGAAGAAACTCAGTAAGTTCGTCTTCAAAGATATCAAGTTCTAATGTTCTTTCAATCGAAGTTTTATCACTTGTAGTTTCTATACCTTTTATTATGTCGATAGTTCCATAGATACCAGCTTTTCTATCCATAGAAAATTCTCCACCTGAGATTCCGACGCCTTCTTGAGTGTAAGTCAATCCACAAAACTGACCACCATATCTGTAAATATTATCTTTGTAAGTATCAGGACAATATTTAGGGTCGTTAGTTTCTTCATAATGTTTGAGCAGATTTTTTGGGTGTGGAACAAAACCTATTTGTAAGTCCACAATATAACCAGTCTTAGGACATTTATACATTTCATCAAGTTCCCAAACATCAGGCCCTATCACTCTTGCTTTGTCGATATGCTCATAAGGTTTATTTGTCTCTGGATTAATAACTTTCTCAAAAACAACTCTCTCAGCAGATTTTAGTGGTGTATGTTTTCGACAATGTTTATGAAATACAACTTTATCGTCTTTCAACCAAATCACTTCAAGTGATATTGTTTTACCTAAATATTTTTTATAACAATCTTGAAATTTTTCAATAAGATTTTTTGGGATACGTTTATCTTTAAAGAAGTGTTTCGACTTTAAATCAATGGTTATCATTGAACCAACACCATCAAACTTTTCCCAATCTTGAGTTTCAACATTAAATCGTTTTAGTGGTTCATTGCTTTTTACAACTCTATGTCCAACATAGTCAGAAGTATCATCGACTATCATTGAAAAGTAATCCTTAACATCAGCATCACGACAAGTTCTAATTTCATCAAGTTCTCCAAGATAAGGAATGAAATATTTTATTCCCATTCCATAACGAGACATAATAGCAGGTGTTGGGAGACTTACTCCCATATCCATAGCTTCAGTCATTCTTGTTTCATCCCAACCCGTCATATCATCTATTACATATAATTTCATATTTGTAGTATCAATAACTACTTGACCTTTTACAAGTCTGTTATATCTTTGGAAAAAAGTCAGACCAACAATAAAGTTATTGACTATCTCTTTTATAGCTGTATGAATGGTGTAATGACTTGCACCTAAACTATCTTTACCTCTCTTTGTAAACTTTACATCTCTTGTGTATAAAGTTTCACCAAATGATTTTTTTAACATTAGCACTATCTACCCACCTCATTTAAATACTTTGCCTTTGTTTGTTCCCATGTCTTACCAACAACATCAGCATAAAATAATCTATCAGGTTTTAATCTACCCTCATCAAATAACTTAGTATACCTTCTGATAGCCTTAGGTTTCCACCAATTATTTATATAATCAACATCACCAGTAAACTTCTTCTTCATAATAAGTTCATCTTCATGTATCTCATTCTGTAAAAACTCTTTACCATTTTCATATATATCTGAATAATAAACACCTCTTTTAAAACCATGCTCATAATTTGAAGCTCTTATACCCAATTCCTTAAACATCATATGAATAATGATACTCTTCACCCCAGTCCTTGGACCAGCAACTCCCTCTTTTTGTACAGTTTTTTCTAAATACTCATCTCTCTTATTCTCTTTCAACCAATCATGCCACACTTCATAAGTTGAATCATCCGGCTTCAAAGAAATTCTACCTACAGATTCCCCAAGAGTTTTCCAATGTGGAATGCCATTGTACATTGAATGAACACCATAGAGAGCAGTAGTGGTTATGCCTACTAAAGTTTCATCATAAAGTTCTTCCCATTTATTCCTTATAACCGAACTAGTTGTCATAGCAGCAACCAACTTACCACCCAAAAAATTAAAACCTAATGGTTGAGTACAACATATAGTGGTAGCAATAGAAGTGTGCCTCAATTTACCATCAGTCAACTTATCTTCTTTTGTCCAACCAATATGTTTATCTCTAACACCAATTGACACAACATCAGACCCTAAACAAACAACACCTAAGACTTTATCTGTATTCCTATCTTTAATAAAGAATTTTAAATTCCTACCTGGATTAGCAGTAAACTCCATACTATGAATCAACTTCCTTACTGAAACCCAAGTATCTGTGGACTTAACATTTCCCTGCTCAATATATTCCACATAAGGGTCTAACTCTTCTATCTCTTTAATAGTCTGTTGTTTATTGTTTATATCTGTAGGACTCCATAACATATAACCAACATTGAAAAACTTATTTGCCTTCTTTACCATTTTATAGGCATCTTTGTTCAACTCTTGCCACTTTTTATATAAAGTAATCTCTTCAACCGACATAGCCTTCAACATATTCATATTATCGATAAAGTTATCCCGCTCCCGATCGTAATTAAACTCATCGGGATCGTCAAAAAAATCGTTGAACGCCATCAAAACCTTTTTATTTGAAATATAACCATATTTTAACTTAACACTTTTTATTCAAAATGTCAAGCTTTTTTTTTACTTTGATTCTGCTACAGATGCTTTACGATACTCAGTAACTAACTTTTTGATTTCACCAATAGATTTTCTTGCTCTACCACCAGCGGCTTTGTTACCTTTCTCTACGAACTTATGGTGATCGACTTCAAACGCATCCCATTGTTCTTTCATCTGAATAAATATTTCCATGCTACTCATTATAATTTCCTCAATAATTGTTATTTCTTTCTCAACTATAACCAATGGTTTACGTGGACCAATTCCTCCACCCACAATTTATCTCTAACTTCCAAATACTTTTTTCTTTTCACCGTGATACTCATATGCGTGTCCGTTCTCTTTTAATAATTCATTTACCGAAGTATCATGTCCTTTAACAAACAGCTCACCAAGAACTCTACCATACTTACCAACACCATGTGATATAATTGAAAATTTACCATCATCAGAATTTTCTAAAAGGTCCTTTACATAAGCTTTTGCTGCTAAACCCTTTTTCTTTTCGTCTAAATTACGAGTTCTACTTTCCCAAGTATCAACACCATAAAATCTTATTCTCACCTTATGCCACACATTAAATCCTAAATCAACCATAGCGTCTGCAGTATCTCCATCGACAACTCTGACTAACTTACAACTATATCCATGCTTCTTAACTTGTTTGCCCACCTACTTTCTCCGTTACAATCGATGATTTAAATAATCATCTCTTTCTTTTATTGCTTTTTTCACTTCCATCTTTTTCTCATTGTGTCTATCTATAAGTATCTGTTCCTTAGTTCTTCTTTTCCTTTTATTTTTACTTTTAGCTTTCACTTTTGTGGGTTTCAAAGTTCCCTTCAATTTGGGTTGTTCTTTACCTTTATGAAATACATTACCATCTTTGTCTACAAACTCTGCCATCCAATGCCAACCGGCTGGTCGTCCTGTTGGTTTGTATCCCTTTGGTTCTTCAAGAGGAAACATTCTAAACATTGACCTCGTAACATCGGTTGAACATCTTACTGAAACTGCATCTTCACCTACAGCAACATATTCCCCGCAATCGCATTTCATATAATAATGAGATGAGCACATCATATATCTAACTCCTTTTTCTGTGTATTCTGGATAATCAATTTTTTTCACAACCTTAACATCCTCTAATATAGTTAAATATAACTATATAAGTCAAGACATTAAATCATTTCAAATTCTGCTTCTATTACTTTTGAACAAATAAAAAGTTTATTACCATTTCTTAAAATGGTGTCAGCCAATCTATATTGTGATTTCAATTCATCATTATCCAATTTAGTATCGGCTGACACCTCTCCGAGTATCATATAACAATCATCATTTATATGGATGATTTTTTTCACCCAATCTTAATTGAGTGTTTTTTGGGCTTTTCGGGCGCGGTCTTCGGAATATCTATTGTTAATACCCCATCTATGAACTTAGCTTTGATATTGTCACCATCAAGTAATTCACCAAGTTCGAAAGAACGTCTGAATGAAGAAGCCTTTAACTCTCTACGAATTACTTTAGCACCTTCTTCTTCTAAAACTCCATGTTTATCACCTGAGATGGTTAATACACCCTCTTCAACTTCTACATTGAGTTGTTTCTTATCGAGACCTGGAATCTCAGCAACTACACCAACTTTATCATCGTATTCATATACATTGACTTTTGGATATGCTGAACCTTGATATGGTTTGACACCAACCTGTTGTTCAATCTCAGGAAATTGTGCTTCCATCATTGAGTCAAACATTTTATCAAATGGGGTTAAAAAATTATCCCTGTCGAAATGTGGGATACCGTGTGGATTAAAAACTAATTTAGTCATTTTATTTCTCCTATGTAGTTAACTTTCGTCTAACTTAATTTACCATCCCATTTATTTGGCGATGGTATTCGATATAATATATACAATATCTATACCACTTATAAGTATATGACAAAATGACAAACTATTAAGATTTTTCTATGTCAATCCAATCCCCAAATTCCCCTTCTGATGATTTTCTTGTACAAGATTCCGATATTTCATAATACCTGTCTTCTGTCATTACTCTCCATATTTGTGTAAAATTTTCATATGAAATTTGTTTTCTCTTTACAAAATAAGTTGTTGCCCCCTTGACACCAACATCAGATGATAAATCTTTGGTATCGACTATATTATCAAATCTATCAACAAGAACATACTTCATTACTAATCCCCTATTCGTTATCAACTATTTCAATATATAAAGTATCCATATAATGATGTCCATCATCATCAGTATATCCACAATAAACCGCAACAGTATAGTCAATAAAATTTTCCCACGCAGCAAACATTACATGAGCATTTCCATTTTCATCTGTCATACTTGATGGATTAACTAAATTAACCCAATCATTTTCAATTCTATATTCATAATCAGATTGCCAAGAAAGATGTTGAGACCATCCACAATTAGTTGAAGCATCCAACATCGTATAAGTTTGTGCTAAATCTGCATTAAACTCTAATTTATAACTCCCATCAGAATATGGTAATGTGCTTGAAATATTCAAATCACATTCACAATCTTCAACAAATTCAGAATACATTGGGTTTTCTGAACAACCAATAACTAGCATTCCTACTATTAAAAATAACCTTTTCATTTTATTTCCTTATATGTTCCTTTTTTAATTATTACAGCGTACCCCATAAAAAAATAGAAGTACAAAAATATCATTGTTAGTGTAACCATCATTTCCATACCTAAATATAACAAAGAAATGCAATATAAGTCAAGCTTTATTTTCACTTTTTTAGTGGGCGGGTAAGTTTTGACACTCACGGCCTATAGCCTCCCGCCCTATTATCCTTACTTAAAAGGTATAACTTACTCGTACTGAAACATCTCCATCTGCGGACAATTCTGAACGAATGTAAGAATTGCCATAATGATAACCGACACCATACATGGTTTCGGTTTCATCATCAACAGATGAATATCCTATAAGGGCAGTGATACCTTTAGTAAAGGACGGCGAGATTACGGCTCTATACCATAAGTCCCCACTCGTTTCTTCACTAAGATCATACTCAAAATAAGATGCAATTGAACCAAATGAATCATATGAAAATGTTCCACTTGCGTCCAATAGACGTGCTTCATCACTATTGATAGAAACCCCAGCAGTATGACCAGCTAAACCATAAGATGTTCTCATGGAATATGATTGGTTATCGCCGTAAAATCCAGCAATACCTACACCTGCAAATTCGGTAGATGCTCCAAGTCCAACGGCATAAGCCTGAGAACTTGGTTCACTAACGAATGGATTACCTGATGGTCTGTGCCAAGGATTGGCAATACCAAAAGGAACCCTCTGTTGTCCAAGTGTAACGGAAGTAACTTTAGCATCTACATTGTAATATGCTTCTTCTACATTCACGCCACCTTCTGACAGATGCGATGTAAGTTTCCACCCTTCACCACTATACGAAAGACCTGTATATGGTGTAGTGAAAGATACTGTATCACCAAAAGTAATATCAGTACTGAATTCACCACCCCAAGCAGGTGCTTGAGTTTCTTCTTGTGCGAAAGTAATTCCACCCAAAAAGAAGATAGTAGTTAGGATTGATTTTAGTGTATTCATCGCGTCACTCCTATTGTGTTATAGATTCTTTTGAATAGGTAGAACCCATTAACCTGTCCTCCTTACTTGTATCTTGTATGTGAAATCTTAATCTTGCGGAACTGCATAATCATCATCACCATGTACATTAGCAGAAGTTGTTTCTTCTTCAGGTGATGTATCGGACATTCTCATAATTTTTGTTCTTTCTTCTTCTAACTTAGCTATCCACTCTGACAACAAATCGATTATTTTATTCTTAGTTACCTCATGATCATCATTGTCTAAAATTTTATCAACCCATTTTTTATAAGTTCCCAAAAAGCCAGAAAGCCATATAGCTATCTCTGACCTTTCTTCAGGCCATGATTTTTGTCCCATTATTTTAATCTCCGTATACTACTTCTATTGAATATGAAGTATCGGTCACCCATTGCAGGCAAACGTCTGTATATGTAACGCTTGGTATTGTGGAATAGTCTATAATAAATTTCATAAAAAAATCTCCAACTATGTTCTGTCTATAATTATCAAATTATAACCTGTTAAGTCTTTTTTTTCATAGTAAATGTGGTTTTGCTTCTATCGTTCCAGCGGATGTAACCCTAACAAATTCGCACCTCGATTGAAAATCCAATACATCACTCGCGCCAACATAAGAAAAAGATGAGCCAAGACCATCACGAATATCAGATATAATGCGGATGACTTTACCTTTATATGGAATGATTTTAGAATTTCCTTCCACATTTTTAGATTCTCCTCTGTCAGCTTTACTATCGAGAGAAGCACTTCCTCTATATTTCTTGTATAGCTTTTCATTAGGCCATTCTCCTTGTTTTATAATTTCGCCTGGCGTTTCTTTCGTCCCAGCAATAATAGAGCCGAGCATAACCGAATCAGCCCCTGCCCCAAGTCCTTTAGCCACATCACCCACATACCTAACGCCACCATCAGCGATGCAAGGAACACTATAATTGTCAGCAACGGAACACACATCAGACAAAACAGTAATCTGAGGAAGTCCCACCCCAGTTCTGATTCTCGTTTCACATAATGATCCGTTACCGATGCCGACTCGAATGCCATCCACCCCCCATTCACATAATGCTCTGGCAGCTTCCGGTGTCGCAATCGAACCCCCGATGACTTCAACATCTCGTCCAAATTCATTCTTTAACTCCTTAACAACATTTTTTAATAACAAATGGTGTCCATGTGCTATATCTATAAATAATACATTACATCCATTCTTAACTAACTCCTGAGCTCTCTCTTTATAATCACCCGTAACTCCTATGGCTGCACATAGTGGTCGTTTAGACCAAATCTTTTCATCACGAATCAAAGAATCCGTCCAATAAAATCTATCCTTTAAATCTTTCCAATCTGATTTAGTAGGTGGATGATTCCAATGTTTTACACTCTTATACCATTCATCCCATTCTTTATCTATAGTTCTTTCTTCTTCGTTATCATTACCACTCAAAGGTGTAAAGTATTTATCCCATTCATAATGTAATGATCTCATCATACGAGCTTGATCCTTAATACTCTGAAACCTATGTATGACACCAACTCCACCCCAATCCATCATTTCCTTTGCCATATCTTCTTCACAAATGGTATCCATCGGTGACGCAACTATTGGAATAGATAATACCGTATTCTTGGTAAACCTTGTAGTTAAATCTACTTTATCACGAGATTCCAATTCCGAATATTTTGGAACTATGTTTACATCATCATATGTCAAATAAGTTTTCATATTAATCAAGCAAACTACTCCACTTCATTAATTTCTTTTTCTTCTCTAATACTCTATTATCTACATCTGTCCAACTGATGATATCGTATTCGTGTAACATATCAATCATACACATAACATCACCAACTTCTTCTACCAAATTTTCGTTGCCGTAATAATGGCTACATCGAATAGCTTTACTACATTGTTGAATCAACTCACCACATTCTTCCATTGTGATTGTCATTAATTCTTGTAATTTATCCACTACGCTTCTGCCTCTAAATTATCATTCATTTTTATTTTTATTGTTTCTATCGTTTCTTTCATCGGATCATCATCTTCCATCAAGTCTACAAATTCTTCATCTATCTTACCATCTCTAAGACCGCTCATAAACTTTGTTGCTATCTTCATTCGTCTTTGAAATTCAGTAGTCCGTTTTCTTTGGTCTTCTAACGATAGTTCTTCAAATGGTGTCTTCATTAATTTCATATAATCTTTATGTTTCATATCTCCCACCCCATTACTATAAAATGAAAAAACAAATACCCAGCTAAAATCCATATGACCATTTTAACATATTCACCCCGCACATCAGCATGAGTTACTCTTTTTTTGGTATACAAATCTTCTTTAGTTACTCTTCTATTTCCAAATATATCTCTAGCCATACATCATCCACATCACTAATTTATATAAACCATACCAACTAAAAAAAGCAAATACTGGCACAAACACTATCCATGCAAAAAAGTTTAACCAATTAATTCTAAAATCACTCTTAAACCAATGCAAATCTCTTTCTTTTTTATAATCCATATTACCCCTCTTCTTCATGCCAAGGATATAATTTATCATATTCATCCTTAGTAATCGTGCCAATCTTTTTCTGTTTCTTATCTTTAGCATCCCAACCCAAATTTTCAACTACTGAATATGTTTCTTTTTCTGTGATAAATTCTCCATCTTCATCCATATGTCCTAATACTTTTGCTACTTCATAACTACCATCAGGTCCTGTATAATAATCAGAATCATCATTTGGATTAATGCCGGCTTTATTATCTATTTCTATTTTTAACTCACATCCCAAGTGGTTAGTTCCACTACCCACATAATCATAATCAACATCATATGTAGATTTACCACAAATTTCACATACCCAAGATTCTCTAGCCTGCTCTTCATCACATTCAGAACAATTACTGTTTAATGAATTTCCATGCCTACAAACATCGATTTGGGAATCACCATTAATTGTATTTAAATTCAAATACCAACCTTTAGATTTTATACCAGCCATAATTAAATTAGATACCACCTCTCTAGCAGCTTCAGATTCTAAATTAGGTTGACCTTTAGACACATCTTTCAATATATCTTTTATCAATTGTTTCATATCTTATCAAGCTCTCTTTCCCATTTACTTTTAGGTGATGTTTTTTTCTTCATTTCTAACCTCCAATAATTTTCATTCAGATAACTTCTAACAGCTGCTCCCAATTGCATATCATTAGGATATTTATTCACCAACTCTTTTATTACTTTTAATTGCGATTTCATTTTTTTTCTTTCCTATGTTTTCCGACTCCAAAAATTTTTTCCCACTTTTCCCCCCACTTGTTCTGTGAGATTCCTCGTCTGAGTTTATCACCTTTTCCAGCTTCGGATTTAGATTTAGATTTAGATTTTTCCACCACGTTGTCTTGACCATCGGGCTTCTTAGTGGCCACCTGGTTGAAATCTTTGACAGTATCTTTATTGGATACAGGTATATCTTTTGTTTCATTTTTTAATCCCATAAGGCAAATAAATGTTCTCCTATCAATTCAAGTGAGCGCTGAGAACTCTTTGATAACCTCATTCCCAATTCCTCATCTTCGTAATCAAAATCAAGATCTTGAAGTTTCTTAGCACACTTCAAACCATAAATTATTTCGCCCAATATATTATCCCATCGTTGCTCTGCCAATACATCAGCAAAATCAGTTGGAACTGAAACTGCATTAACGCTATCTTCATCTTTATACATTGACGATGGTACTCCCAATTTCTCCTTCTTCAATCGCTCCACCATTGGAATAAGACCACTTACTAACCAATAATCTATTGCCCAAGCATCTTGGTCAGACCAACATCTACGACCACGCTGCATATAATATTTGATACGATACGGCCACTCTCTCAACCACCTATACGCAGTACCGATGGGTCCAATGATATACTTGACATACCATTTCTCATAATAAGAATCCCACTCTTCAATACAATCTTCCCAATCAACTATATCTGGATATTCTTTACTCATCTAATGGTGTCCACTCTTTATCTAATTTTGATTCCCATTCTTGCATAGGCCTGTTCTTTACATACTCCAAAAAATCACCACCACTCTCATACTCAGATACTGCCCTTTCCAATATCACATTCAATCCAATTTCCAAAAGTAACTGATGATACTTATCACCAATTTTACATTCCAATAATGTTTCACCAGATTTTTCATCAATCAATTTTAATTTTTCATTGTCCCACGGTCCAGGTCTTTTTTTACTCAAATCAAGTGGTTCTTTCATCGTATTTAGCCTTTCTTTTTTTACTTAACCAATCTAAAGTTGGCATATCTTCTTTAGTATTCCAAACAGCCTTCTCCATCAATTCATCTATTGGGTTATTTTCTTCACCAAATCTTCCATCACTTTCCCACAAAATATATAAATCTGTATTTAATATTTGAGCAATTTCTCTCAATGTTAAATAATCTTCTGTAAGATTTAAATCACCATACCACACTTTACCATAATCAGGCATCAATACATTTGCATTGTATACAACCAAATCCTTCGGATGAAGTTCTGAATATTGCCACTTAGACCCACCTATCATTCTACCATCATAGAAATCAAATGCTGCAAATGTTTTTTGTATATCAACAATAGTATTTGGTGGTTTCCAATCACTAGGATATTCGCCTGTAAGTTTTATTGTTTTATCAAACACTAATGTAATTATCCCTAAATATTTGCATACCCTTTTCGGTTGGTTTAACTATAGGAAAACCAACATCATCACAACCTATAATTTCTACAATTCCATCTTTAAGTAATTTTTCTATTTTATCTTCTAATTTACCTTCACCTAAGTATTTTTTCATTAATTTATTTACTTCTTTTATTATTTTATTTAATTCACTTTTTTCCATTATTATTTATTCATTTCTTCTGTAACTTCTTGTATAAGAAAAGGACATACGCCACACTCTGAATCATATTCCCAACATTCCCAATATGTTCGCGGAATGTCAATACAATCATCATCAAAATCCTTACATATATGGTCTGGTACTGATTTGTAATCTATAGATGTTCTTGTCTTACCTTTTACCCAACCATAACTTGACATAAATCCTTTCATAACTGATAAATCATTTGTATCTATTTTCATTTTCTCTCACAACATTTTTTATATTTTTTACCACTACCACAATGACAAGGTTCATTTCTTCCAATTTTATTTTCGTTTCTAATAGTAGTATCGATTTTCCTATCGTGGATAGTCATTCCATTTAAATGATCAATTTCATGTTGAACACATATTGCTTCTAATAACCTTTGTTCTTGGTCATGATTCTTTCCTTCCTTTTCCCAAGTCCCCTTAGCTTCTGTAGAAGATTCAGTTCCACTAAAATACCATCCACTTTCTTCTTGTTCCGTCTTAACGATAATGTTTTTATATCGTTTAGTGTGGATTCCTTTTCCAGGATAACTTAAACATCCTTCATAATAATCAATCTCATCCCATTGTTCTTCGATAACAGGATTGATTAAGATAATTGGCTCGCGGACATTAAGTACAGCAACACTAGCATTGATCCCAACTTGATTAGCAGCCAACCCAATGCCATCTTTCCTTTCCGTGAGTATGTTGAATAAATCTTTTGCGATATGTAATCCTTCATCTACTGATACCTCCCTCAGTTTCTTGTTTATAACTGGATTATTCTCTTTGAAACAATTTATTATTTCATGTTGATGATATGAAAATCTAATCATCTCTTTCATATGATTAACTTACATATAAAAAAGATAAATGTCAAGTAATTTTTGGATCTAATTTCCTTACACAATGTTTTGGTATATTATGAAATACCTTTCCATCCAACTCAACAGCATAACTCATAGCTGTCTCATGCAAAATAGTAACTATTTGTGTTTTATGTATGACACCATCAGGACGAGCAATTTCCTTTTCAACAATACCCTTCTCTTGTTTCATTCTAATACCTTTACTTTATTTTGTTCAATTGTATAAAATTTACCCATTTTAGATTCAACTCTATATTTTTTATTTGTTTCATCATCCGAATGTAAATATACAATTTCATCTTTATATAGAGCTCCATCTGAAGTAAAATGATCTTTTAATAAAATTAGTTTTTTTCTCTTCATCAAAAATTCTTCCCAGATGGAAACCATCCATTAAATGATAAAAAACAATTTGGGCATAATAATCTCAAATTTGACATATCATAATTATCCCTATCACCATCAGCAAAATCCAAACGCAAATAAACATGATCTTTACCCAACACCATCTCATTATAAGCACAAGAAGTACATTCTTCTTCAACCCACTTTTCTCCTATCAGCCTATTTTTCAAATACTTTGAGCTCAATCTATTCTTCCGATTTTTCTTTGCAAGTATCTCATCCAAAGGTTTTCGATATTTACCATAACCTTTCTTTATACCAAATCCATGTGGATTTAAATTAGCTTCCCATAATCCATAAATCTTAGCATATTTTCTAAAAGTTAAATAATTTATACCCAACCATCGGGAAGCAGCTGAATTTGATTTTGTTTGTGATTGAGCATCCTCAATCATTTTTTTTGTTATGGCTAATTTCTTGCCCGGTATTCTAACTGGTTTTTCAAAACTACGACTTGACATATACTTTTTCCTGTGAAGGAAATTGTACTTCAACTTGCTCTTTCAAATCAGTCGCAAAATTATCACTACTTTTACGATATTGCTTATCTCGACTATTAGGAAATAATCTAAAAATAACACCAGTATTTATTTCTGAAAAGAAATCCTCTTCCCAATCACTTCCCAGGGGTGGCGGATCATATCTATCTTGTGCTGGATCATTCATTGTCCCATCTCCTCTAATTGTCTCAATTTATTTGCAATATCCTGTAAATAAGGTGTTACTAATTCAGATGGATTAACGGCATCTTTACTGGTATTCCCACCAGATTTTTTATATAATGTTACATTCAACACATCATATATTCCATCAACAGCTTTTCTGATTTTATCTAATTGTTCTTTCATTCTTTATTTTCTCCAAATTCAAACAATAATTGTTTTTTGTTTTCTTCCCTTTTTAATTCATCGGGTATCCCATCAAACTCATCAACATATCTTGCCAAAAAATCCGATGTATCCGATTTTAATTTAAACAATTCTTCAAAGGCAAGTTTTCTTAAAAAAAACTTCTCTTCTTTGTCTACAATTGTCATCATTAAATTATTAATATATAAACCTAATTTGTCCATTATAACTCCTATTACACTTATAAATATAACCTATTCTACATAAACAACATAATCTTTTTCATATGTGTCTAACGACTTAATTTTAAATTTAAAAATATCATATTCCATTTCACCAATTTCTCCAGAATCTTTCAGCATTTCAGATAGATTAGTTAAAATTTGAAATTTTTCATTAGTCAATTCTCTACAATCAAATTCTACCACAATATCATGATATTTTGTTAAATCAGCATTTCCATACAATTTTATTTTTTCATCTATATCAAAATCACTATTAGGTTGTTCTTCTTTTTTATAATCATGCATATAATCTGAACCAGTATCTAAATATATCTTACTACACCACGGTTCTAATGCTCTCAATAACTCCATATTACAATTCATAGCTTTAAAACCAATGTCGTACTTTGGTGCAACAATTGGTAACATCAATGGTGTGTGTTTAACTTGTGTTCCCCACTTACGAATAAACTCCTTTGTTGAATTATTCATTAACTTTTGCCACTCTTCACTTTTTTGTGAATGTTCCTGAGTTATCTTACCATGTTGAAATTGTCCACCCCTACCAGTTAAATGATAAACCAAACTATTCCAGGGCTGTATGAACTCAAAACCAGCCAAATACAGTCTATTGAATACATCACTATCTTCTCTTGCCGAGCGAAACATATAATCATGACCACCTATCTTAAGGAACTCATCTTTGTACATCATCCAAGGTGCAAAGATACCATTAGTTATCTTATCATCTTCCAAATGTTCAGTCACATACTCATCAAACTCAGTCTCTTTGAACTCCTCTGGCCACATCCCAAAATCTTCCAAAATCTTTTCTCCAGCATTTGGATGAATTGGTGGCTCTATGCGAGTTGAACAAACCACAGTCTTTTTCTTCAGGTGGTTAAAAGCCTTTAAGTCCGCATATTTCCCTAACATCATATCTGCATGAAATATCATAAATATATCTGTGGTGGAATTCTCTACACAAAAATCATAAGCTCTACCTATTCCATATAACCCATCTGTATTATTTACTGAATAAGTAAAATTATATTCATCTTTTACCGAATCCAGCCACTCTATAGTTCCATCATTATCTTCATCAACAAATACAATTATATCATGATCATCTCTATAAGCATTTTTCCTTATAGATGGAATACAAGTCTTTAAATACCGTAAGTTAGACTTACTCGGTATACAAAATGTTATCTTTTCCATACATAACCTCTCCTATTTCAAATTGCCATTGATAGTCAATGTCAAATGTTTCTAACTCATCCATAACAAATAATTCTGGCTCTATAGGTGATTTAGTATCCATATAAAAATTGTCACCTACTATATCCATTCTACTAGCATATAGACAATGTGCCGCTTCAAATATCGGATCTATAAATTTACTGTTTAATCTTGTAGAACCTTTCCAATCAGTTATAGCTTTGCCATCTTTATTCCAATAATAAGTTTTTTTCTCAAACACACCAAAACAACCTTCTTTATCGGATTCTATAAACTTAGTAAAAAAGTTATCAATTGTCTCTATCCTCAACAAAGGATTACATGCACTAACAATTATAAAATACTTATATGGCAATTCATCAAACCATTCAAATATTTCATAAAGAGGATCACCTTCCGATTTAGCAGATTTTTCTGAACGATGATATATGTTTAATTTATGTTTTCTGCCAATCTCTTCCAGCTCATCATCATACACCGAAAAATGAATATTACTTTTTGGTATAACTTTAGATTTATTTAACTTCTCAAATAATATATCCAACAATGTAGAACCAGCAAATGGTTTAATCATCTTCTTTGGTATCCTTTGAGAACCTAATCTAGCTTGCACTATGACACAAACATCATTTATATTTTTCATAATACTCATCTCTTAACATGCTAAGTATGTGTGAATCCCAATAGCGGCCTTCATTAAAATAATTTTGCCTCATCTTACCCTCATAAACAAAACCAACATGCTTATACATTTCCAATGCCTCATTATTATCATAAACCTCACACCAAATTTTATTTAAGTTTAAATCATTAAATCCATAACCAATCAATGCTCGTAAAGTATCAGAACCATATCCACCACCACGAAAATCATCGTCACCAATATAAATGCCGAATTCAGCGTAACTATGTAACCACTCTATATAATATAAACCACAATGTCCAATCAGCTTGCCAGTTTCATTATCATGAATTTCAAAATCAACTTGCTCATTGTTATTCAAAACTCTATTTTCATACCACTTAGATTGATTTTCTTTTGCTATCTCTTTGTACTCTCTAAAGTATTTTCTAAGTTCTGGTAAATTTCTCCATTGTCTTAATTGCTCAAGATTCTCTCTTTCAAGTGATGAGAGATATACTTTCTTTCCTCTAACCATAATAAATCATATCCTTTAATATTATTTCATCTTCTTTGACATCAACATTAATTTGTTTTCCGATTATGTCAAAATATTTCGTTGCCGAAATTGAATTTTTAAGTAAAGGTCTTTTAGTAGTTATATTTTCTTCCGTTAATACACTACCCATAAGAATATCCCTTTTAGCCACAACAGATCTTCTAGCCATACTAAAATCCTCTTCACTATCCGTATACTTTGTTTTTTTCTCACCCATCGATGATTCAACTAATCTGATATTCCTAACCATCTCTTTTAATTCATTTGGCTCTATAGCAAAAGAATGGTCTGGACCTGATAAACTTCTATCTAAAGTAAAATGTTTTTCAATAACTTCTGCACCCATAGATACAGCAATAGGTGGTATCAATATACCCTCAGTATGATCAGACAAACCAATTTTGGTATTAGCAAACCACTTATGATAATCACAATAAGATTTCATAGATTTCATTTGTCCAAGATTTATATCTTCCATTGGTGTAGGATAAGCGTTATTACAATGTAAGTAAGTTATATCTGGATTATCACTAAAATCATAAGTACCTAAATGCACTTCCAACACCTCATCCAAATCTAATATCCACCTTTGAATTTTAAATAAAGTATCTACATTAGTTCCGATACCCAATGAAATAATAAGTGGTAATTTTGTAGATGCAACATATTTTACAAATCTTGGATCAGTGCATTCAAATCCAGCTATCTTAAATCTTTTCACCCCCAACTCAAACAATTCATCTACAGCTTTCTCATCAAATGGTGTTGACATAAATTCAATTCCACTATCGTCACATTTAGACTTTAACACTTTATGCCAATCCCTTGGCATCTCTATATCTTTTATTAATTTAGTAATATTTTCATATCCAGCAAAATCAGGAGTATATTTAGAATATAATGTTTCCGAAGAATAAGTCTGAAACTTTACAGCATCAACCTTTGCATCAACAGCCACATCTATAAGTCTCATGGCCTGAACCAAATCTCTGTTATGATTAGCACCAACATCTGCTACAATAAATGTTCTATCCATTAACAACCTCTATTATTTTATCTAAATCATCTTTAGTTAAATTTTGATGAATTGGTAAATTTATTATTCTATCATATAAACTTTCAGTATTAGATAATTGTTGTTTACCTCCCCAAAATTTTGTTTTATGTAAAAATGGATAAGCAAAATCAGCGGCACACCCATTATCTCGCAATCTCTTTCTCAAATCCTTTGAGCTAATTTGAAGAATTAAAGTTCCCAAATAATAAGAAGATTTTTCATCATGTTTTGTAAAAAAACCAACCCCCACTTTAATATTTTTCTTTAAATAATTCAAGTTCTTTTTTCTAATTTTTATATTTTCAAAACAAGTATCAAGTTGTGATATACCCAATGTAGCATTTAAATTATCCATATAAAATTTAAATCCATTATCTACTATATTATATGAATCACCGACATTCTCTCTGCCAAAATTTCTATACTTAGAAATATAATCATAAGCACCCATATCATCAGTTGACAACATCCCACCACTACTCATAGACAATGGTTTTACTGGATGGAATGAAAAAAATATGTAATCTGATTCTATCGTTGGTTCAATACAATGAGCAGAATCCACTACTATTATATCACCCCAATTAGTATCCCTAACTCTTTTAATCAAACCATCTATATTACTTACACCACCATACAATACAGGCATAAAGACAGATTTATTAAATGTACTATTAAATTGTCTCTCCAAATGCCACTTTCTAACATTCCAATAAGATTCATAATCAACTAACAAATTATCATCAACATCAATAAAATATACATTATGATTATTCTTTTTAGCAGCCCATGCAGGTGAAGTAAAACCTATTGATGGTGTATATACATCACAAGAACCATACTTATCATATAGATAAGCAAACAAACAATAAGACGCAGATGATGCTGAATTTAAACCTATGTTATATTTTTTATTAGAATATTCAGAAAATCTCTCTTCAAAAACATTTACATTTGAACCGAAGGCAATATTTCCTTCAGCTAATACATCAGTTACAGATTGTATATCTTTATTAGTTATGGTAGGTTGGAATGCTTTCATAATTTACCCATGGAAAAAGTTCATTGAATAATATAGTTTTCTTTCATATATCTCTGGTTTTCTAGAAAATTGTATATGAGAACCTATCTCAGCATTATTCCAATGTGCATAGTTAGGCCCCCTTAAAATTCTATATAGTAATTTTGAATCAACTTTATATGTAACATACTTTTCATCATCAAAATCACTTTTATCTAATAAATCGTAACCACTACCATCCGCAGATATTTTTAACATTTTATTGTTTGGAAGGTAAAGATATATATTTGTATCAGTAGAAAAACTAAGTTCTTTTCTTTTTTGGTCATATCTTTTGTAAGCTTTAGGAATCAATTCCATTATCTGACCAACTTCTGGCTCTTCATCATATTCGTAATCATATTTGTCATGTATCAAAATCTCTTCGCAATATTTAATCTGTTCCTCTCTATCAATTGGAACATATTCTGATGAAGTCTTTTTTGTGTCTAAATCAAAATAACTTAGTGGATTTAATAAAAAACCAAAAGAATCATCACACCTATTTTTATAAAAATTCAAAGCATCATCCAATGTAGGAACAACTCTAAATCTCTCCAACTTTGCGAACTTACCACCTAAAACATAAGTCCCAGCAAAAGGCATATAATATTTTGGTTTGGTGTGATTTATATAGTCTAACCCCATATTTAAAAAATGATTCTTTTTATCCATTCCATATTTATTTAACTTATCATCATCACTATAATGCCAACATTGTGGATATGAACCAGCACCAGCATATCCAACTAAAAGTAAATCTATTTTATTAAATTGATTTACCACCCTATCCAAACACAACTTAGATAACTCATATGGACAATCATTAACATTCAAAATATAATTTTCACCATTCTCTATCACAGCCATTGTATCTATTCCAGTGGATCCCCCATCAATACTTTTAGATTTACCACAACCAAAAAAATTAAAACAAACTTCTGGATTACAATCATCAGCCGCAAAAATATGTACATTTAAATCATCTCCACAATGAAACTTTTCTCCATGCTTTAATTCAATTACTTTTCTACCCCACCTTTCCAAATTACTTTTAACGAATTGTTCATCATATTCATGAATCAAAACAGGTATATCTTTATTTATTTTATCCAAAGTTGTTT